TTAGCTCGGCGTAGCGGCCCGGCGACCGCGCCTGGCCTTGGGCGCGGCGGCGCGTTGGGCCTTGATGCGCTCCAGCAACGCGCTGGCCGGCTCGTCGTTCGGGTCCTGCGGCACCAGTTCGCCACGGAAAGCTTTGGCGAGGATGCTTTGGGTCAGGCGGTCGATACGTGCCTGGGCGGCTTTGAGGCGAGCTTCGAGTTGGTCGGCGAAGGCGAAGAGTTGCTCGACGCGGCGGACTATTTCGGTTTGTTCGTCGATGGATGGAAGAGGCACTTTGCATGCCTTCACGTCCCCTTGGTTGATGCTTGCTTGGTTCACGGCGTGCTTGGCTTTGGCTATAAGTCGCAGGCGGCCTACTTCGCTGCTCAAAAATCGCATCAGATATTCGGGATGCACCACGTCGCGCTTCAAAGACATCCGCATGATGTTGCTTTCAAAAACAGCAGGTTCAGGAACGGATCGCACCAAGGCACATTTCCCCAGATGCTCGATGCTGTTGACTCGATTAATAAGGATGTCACTCTCCCTAACACCCCAAGCCTCAAGTTCTCGCGGATCAACCTGTAATGAGCGGAGTCTTCCCCAGTCGGTTATTTCGCCAGAATAAAAGCTATCTATACGAATGATTTTTACGCCGCTGCCATAGGCGCTTGATGGTTTGTAGATGCCGTTCTGGGGGCCTTCCTTGATTAAGTTACCAAGTTCAACGTCGCGAAAGTCGGCTGCGGTGCGCCCTTTGCGCCACTCCTCCGTCAACCGCCCGGAAACGGCGGCGGCAAGGACGGACTGGCGGAAGCGCTTGAGCAGCGCGGGGATGCCGTCGATGCGGGCTTTTAGGGTATCGACCTGGGCCAGCAGTTCGTCGAGCTTGGCGGCGATGCGGGTTTGTTCAGCGAGTGGTGGCAGAAGCAAGTCCTGCTCAAAAGTCGCATTAACTTTTACAAAAGGTTGCGCCGATCCGCCTTTAATCCAGAAATTTTCTCGATTTATAAATCTAAAGAGGTAATCAATGTCACAAGCACCCGGAAACGGCTTCACAATGTGGGTATTCGCAATTGCCGACCATTGTCCCGAAGCTCTGAATGCTTTTCCACATCGAGCGCCTACAGCAGATACGATAATCGCCTCCCCCTCGTGCTCATAGTGATCAAGCCAGACATCCTGGCCAGACGCACTGAATCCCGTGTAGAGCCTCTTTTCAGGCGAGGAGTGCAGGCTTCCCTTGATGAGTTTTGAGTTTCCTGACTTTGTGTCGAGTAGAGCTGTAAAAGGAGTAGCAATCCAACCTGCTGGCCAATGCTCGGCGTTACTCATCCCCAGCCTCCTGAACCACCGAAAGCCCCATCACCTCCACCATCAACTGCTTCTGCGCCACCACTTCATCTCCCGCACCCAGCGCCTGCATTAGCGCTTCCAGCTCATGCAGCGCCTCGGTCAGTTCGGCCATGGCCTCTCCCGCAAGCACTTCCGGGGCAGGAAGGTCGGCGGCGTCGAGGCTGCTGTCATCCTTCAGCCAGCTGATATCCAGCGAGTCGCCGCGTTCGCGGATCTGCTCGCGGGTAAAGCAGCGGAAGCGGCTGGTTTCACCGATGCCCTCGACGTTTTCGGCACGGGGGCTCCCGCCATTCGGGTCGTCGCCATAGGCATCCTCGAATGGCTTGAGGTGGGTGGGGCCGAACGGGGTGCGCTTGCCGAAGCTGGGCATGTTGCTGCGCAGGTCATAGATCCATACGCGGCTGGTGCAGCGCTCCTCCTGGCGCGGGTTGTCGGCCGTGCCTTTCTGGAAGAACAACACATTGGTCTTCACGCCCTGGGCGTAGAAGATGCCGGTGGGCAGGCGCAGGATGGTGTGCAGGTTGCACTTGTCCATCAGGTCGCGGCGCACCTCGGTGCCGACGCCGGCCTCGAACAGTACGTTGTCCGGCAGCACCACGGCGGCCCGCCCGCCGGGCTTGAGGCCGCGGTAGATGTGCTGGAGAAAGGCCAGCTGCTTGTTGCTGGTGCGGTAGGTAAGGTCGTCGCGGGTCGGCCCGCCGCCGCCCTTGGCGGTGCCGAATGGCGGGTTGGAGAGGATGATGTCCACCTTTGGCAGCCCTGCACCGGTCTGGCCGAGGGCGTTGCCCAGGTGCACCACGCCTTCCGCGTCGCCTTCCATGCCGTGCAGCAGGCAGTTCATCAACGCTAGGCGGCGGGTGCCGGGCACCAGCTCGACGCCCACGTAGGCCTCGGTGCGCTGGAAGCGGCGCGCCTTGTCGTCGAGGTCGTAGAGGTCGTCGGTGTGCTGCTTGATGTAGGCGTCGGCGGCGATGAGAAAGCCCGCGGTGCCGGCGGCCGGGTCCTGGATGGTTTCGCCCGGCTGCGGCTTGATGCAGCGGATGATGCTGTCGATCAGCGGGCGCGGGGTGAAGTATTGGCCGGCGCCGGATTTGGTCTCGCTGGCGTTCTTTTCCAGCAGGCCTTCGTAGAGATCGCCGAGGCCGTCTTCGCGGGCGCTGAACCAGTCGATGCCGTCGAGGCTCTTGATCAGCTGCTCGAGGTGGCGCGGCTCCTTCAGGCGCGTCTGCGCATCGGCGTAGATGGCGGCGATCAGCGGGTCCGGGTTCTTGCCCAGGTCGAGCAGCATCTGCTTGTAGTGGTCGAGCAGGTTAAGCCCGGACTTGCCAGCCAGGTCCGGCCAGCGCGCGCCCTCGGGCAGCTTGTGGTCGAAGCTGTCGTTGTTCTGGACCTGCTCGTATTCCATCTTGATGAACAGCAGCAGCACCAGCTCGGTGACGTAGTCGCTGTAGTTGATGCCGTCGTCGCGCAGGACGTCGCAGAGGTTCCAGAGCTTCTGGACGATATCGGAGTTGGTCATGGGGTACCTGTGGCGAAAATGTTAGAGGCGCCGGGTTATTCGACGCATCGGTGTGTTGTGCGGGTTCAGTCTTGGGCAGCGTCCTGTTCAGCCTGTAGCGCGCGGCCGGCGGCAGTCAGGCGATAGCGTTGCTTGCTGCTGGTGGGCTTGTCCGGAATGGTCGTCTCGACCAGGCCAAGCGACAGCAGCGGGTTCAGCACCTGTTCGCGGAACTTGCTGCGGTTACTGCGCCCGGTGAACGCCATCAGCTCGGGGGTGGCGTGCTCGCCGGTCATCCTGCGCAATAGCGCTAGTTGCTCCTGCGGCAAGCTGGGACGGGCGTCTACCTGTTCCGAACTCGGTCCCGGCCTGGCCCCTACCTGGTCCCGACTTGGTCCCGACTTGGTCCCTACCTGGTCCCTACCTGGTCCCGAAGCAGTCCCGCTTTCCTGGGGCCGCTGAATCACCACCCTGAACTGGTTGCCCTCCCGGTCGTCGTGGAGCTCTATGGTCGGCCAGGCATCGAGCGCGCGCGGAATGCCGGTGCCCAGCCCCCGGTAGGGCAGGATGTGCACGGCATGGGAGGTCAGGGTCGGGTTGCGGCGGTTGGACAGGCCAAAACGGATCTTCTCCGTGTCGAGCACATCCGGCAGGTGCCCGGGGCTGATCAGCTCGATCCGGTCGGCAAAGATCATCAGTCGAATGGAGGCGCTGACAAAATAATCGCGGTGAATCAGGGCATTGACCAGCAGCTCCTCGAACACCTCTTCCGGTACTTCCAACTGGCCGAGGGTGTTGAAGCCTTGCTGACGCTGCACGTGCCGCAGGTTGCGCTTGATGAACGCCAGGCTGCGGCGGTACTGCTCCGGCAGGTTGCCATCGATGTCTTCGCTGTCGAGGTAATGGCGGTCGTGCAGCACGGTGCCTGGAAACGCTACGGCCTTGATGTCGAAGGCGGGGCACAGGCGTTGTGGCGCCCGACCGAAAAGCAGCAGCCCGGCCAGGTTGGGTGTGCCGCCGCTGGCGAGGCCGAGGTTTTCCAGGAGGCGGGCGGTCTCCGGCCCCGCTTGCTCGGGGCTCTCTCGAAAGCGCCGTTGGAAGTAGTCGCCAAGCGCCTTGGCGTCGATATCCGCCGCGCTGCTGCCCACCACCGGAACAGCATCGGCGCATACCAGCCCGGCCTGCTGGAACAGGCGCTGCAGCTCTTCACGGGCCGTGACCCGGCGTTTGTCGGCACCGCTCTTGACCCAGATGCGTCCGTGACTGTCGACATAGGGCTTGTTCAGACCGGGTTCGACCGTCACCACCATGACCAGGCCGCATTCGGTCTGGAAGTTGCTGGACAAGGGGTTGATCGCTGGCCTGACGTTCTGCGAGGCGGCGTTGGAGAGCATCTGGTTGAGCCGCGCAACGTCGGCGGCACTGAGCCCGCTCACTGCGCCGGAGTCGTCCACGCCAATCAGCAGAAGGCCGCCGGAGGTATTGGCGAACGCCACCAGTTCGGCCGCCAGCGCATCGATGTTGTTGAAGTCGCGCTTGAACTGGTGGCGGCTGTCTTCACCGCGGGCAAGGATCTGTTGAAGCTCGACAGGGGTCATGGGGTGTCTCTGGAAATCGCGGTACTGGAGTCCGGCAGCAGCCATTGTCCGTCATTAATAAGCACAGTGGCCAATCACCGGCGAGGCAGCTTCACCCCGTTTGCTGCACCCAAAGATTGTCGTTCAGCGCTTCCAGCACCACGCCGAGATTGCCACCAAGCATCTTGTCCAACCGGGTGCTGCCGCCGTCGTTCCGGAACGCCTCGCCGATCTGCTTTTCGTCGATCACGACCTCATGCACTAGCTGCTTGGCCAGGCGCTCCAGCCACTTGCGCTGGACTGGCGTCCATTGCTGCAGGGTGTAAATCTTCTCCATGGCTTTGGCGACGCGTCGCTCGAATGGCAGCAGGGCTTCGCCGAGGGCGGCGCGGCGGATGAAGCCGACGATGCTGGCGGCGATTTCCTGGTTGGTCTGGTTGCGCCATGCGCTTTGGAGATTCACTTCGCTATAGCCATGCCCATCGAGCAGCAGGCGCACCTCGCGCAACTGCTCTCGGGTCAGGTCCTGCGGGCGATTGACCACCACACCGAGGGCCACCGACTGGTTGAGCTGGTTCCGGATGAAGTCGTTGAAGCTTTCCAAATAGTCGGCGGGCTTCTGGTTGGCGCCGTAGTTCTGCTCGCGGACCATCAGCTCGTCCGTGTGGGTGGAGATCACCGGGTAGTTTTCCGAGCCGAGCAGGGCATTGACGGTGGCGAGCTGGTCGAGCAGCTGGCTGTGCTGACGGATGAACTGCGCGGCCTGCTGCGGGCCGAGCCCGTGCAGGTGCTGGTGCAGTTTGTCTGGTGCCACTCCCCACGTGTCTTCCAACTCGTCGAGTTTGCTCTTGAGGGTCGGTTTGCTCTCGGCCTTGTGGCTGGCCTTGCGCAGGATGCGCATCACCCGCTGGCTGAGCTGGTCGAGCACATCATGGGCATGACTGCTGTCGGGCTGGCTGCCGGGCGCGTCGAGGCTGGCGGGATTGGTCAGCTCGCTGACCAGCTGTTCCAGGCTGATGCTCGGGTCTTTCACCAGCGGCTTCATGGTGTCCACGGGTTCGAGGCTGGCGTACAGGTCGACCGGGTCGTAAATCCGGAACACGGTCTTGCCGATCTCGTCGCAGCGACGCGTGGCGCGGCCCTTCATCTGTTCATAGAGGATGCGCGAGCGTACCCGGCGCATGAACACCAGGTGGCAGATGCGTGGCACATCGATGCCGGTGGTGAGCAGGTCGACGGTGATGGCGATGCTCGGGTAGCGCTCGTTCTTGTACTGGCGGATCAGCTGTTCGACCTTGTCGCTCTGCCCGGTGATGATCTGCACGGCGGCCTGGTTGTAGTCATCGCCGTGAACGTCTTTGAAGGCTTCGTCGAGCAGGTTCTTCACGCGCTCGGCGTGGGCCTGGTTGACGCAGAAGATCATCGCTTTCTCATCGCCTGAAGGGTCCAGCTCCTGGGCCAGCTGCGCGCAGATCACCTTGTCGAAACCGGGTGTGATCACGCGGCGGTTGAAGGATTCGATCTCGAAATCCAGCTCGTCCTCCAGCTCGGCCACGTCCACCTCGCCAGTGGCAGTATCGATGATGCTGACGCTCTCGCCCTTGGCGAAGTGAATGCCGTTCTGGCTGAGCAGGGTCTGATAGCGGATCGGCGGTTCGTGGTCGATCAGCCAGTCGTCGGCCACCGCTTCGCGATAGCTGTAGGTGAAGATCGGCGCGCCGAACACTTCGCTGGTGTGCTTGGCCGGCGTGGCGGTAAGGCCGATGCGGCAGGCGTCGAAGTAATCAAGCACGCGGCGGTACTGCGAAAGGTACTGGCTGTGGTCGCGCACTGCCAGCTCACCTTCGGTCATTTCCTGGTCGAGGGTGTAACCGCGGTGGGCTTCGTCGACGATGATGCAGTCGAAGGCGTCGATGGGCGGCGGGTTGTCCGACTGGAAGATGCGCCGGACCATGGCCTGCACGGTGGCGACCTGAACGCGCGTTTCGGCCTCGGCGGCCATGTCGCCCAGCTCCTTGATGTCGTAGATCTGCGCGAGCGTATGGTTCTGCTCGAGCGTTGCTTCGTTGAACGCCTCGATGGCCTGCAGACCCAGGGCGCTGCGGTCGACCAGAAAGAGGATACGGCGGAAGCGCTCGGCCTTCAGCAGGCGGTACATCAGGCCGATGATGGTGCGCGTCTTGCCGGTGCCGGTGGCCATGGCCAGCAGGCATTGGCGACGGTTGTCGGCGAGCGCCTGCTCGACGGCGCGAATGGCGTTTTCCTGATAGTCGCGCAGCTTGAGATAGGCGAAGCCTTCCTGTCGAAGCATCGCCTCGGCCGCTTCACGGCTGCGTTTGAGCAGGTCGAGCAGCCCATCCGGCCGATGGAAGTCCTGCAGTGGGCGGCGCAGGTTCGCGGGGCTGCGCAGGTCGCGGAACCAGATGCCGGATAGCTCGGCGAGCTGCTTGATGTAGGGCCTGCCATTGCAGGCGAAGGCGAACGGGACCTGGAAATATCCACCCTGGCCGTCGGTCCAGCCCGCCTCTTGCCCGGCGGGTTGCAGGTCAGCGGTGATGATCAGCTGGCGCGAATAGCGCTCGGCCTGTGGGATGCGGTCGGCAATGTTGATGCGCTTACGCTTGGCTTCGACGATGGCGACCGGAGTGAGCCCGGCGAACAACACGTAGTCGGCGTTTTCTTTCGGCTTGCTGGTTGGCCATTCGGCGATGGCCTTGTTCTTGCCCTTCTCCGGGCGAGCGCCCTTGCTATAGGTGAGATCGAGCGAGTCGGCTTCCCATCCGGCATCGTTGAGCTGCTGGTCGATGAGGATGCGGGTGAGGTCTTCGTTGAGGTCGAACTGGCTGGTGGCTTGCTGCGTCTTGCGGGTGACTTGCTCGGCGGCTTGTGGCTGATTCTCCAGTTGTTTCTGCAGCGTCTGCAGGCGCACCTCGAACTCGGCGCGGGCGCTGGCCAGTTCCGCTTCACGCTCCCGGGCGATCTGCTCGTAGACGCGCGCTTCCTCATTCATCTCACCGGCGAGGCTGGCTTGCTCCGCCTTTTCCCGTGCCAGCAGCTCTGCCAGCTGATGGTTGCTCTCCAACTGCTGACGACTATCGCCCAGCTCGGCACGCAGCTTCTCGATCTGCGCTTGCAACTCGCGCAGCGGAGCACTGGGGTCGGCAGGGGTTATGAAAGGGCCCGGTTTGAAGCTGTTGCCGGCGTTGCCGAACGACTGGTGATACCAGATAGCGAGGGCCCGGGCGACCTTCAGACCATCCAACGCCTCGCGGTGCTGGGTACGGAACTGGTGAGTGGCCTTGTTGCCCTCGATGCGCAGCGTGTGGAACAGGCTGCGGATGTTGCCGTCGAGCTGGATCTCGCGGCCTAGCCGGTAGAGCAGGTCGGATTGGGAGATGGTGGCGTCCAGCTCGATGCCCGCCCGCGCCGCCAGATCCTGCGCCAGTGCCTCGCCGAGCTGGCGCAGCTTGATCAGCGTGGTATTGGGGTCGCTTGCGAAGACGCGCTCGGCGCTGCTGGCTAGCTGAAGGAAGACCGGGTCGTGTTCCTTGAGAAAGTCGAAGTTACTGCTCTCGGCCATGGTCCATCCCTTGATGTCATCCATTCCAGCGGTCCGGGAATTAGCTGTGGTCGATGGATGATGCCAGACGAACAGTGCTGACAGTAACCACTGAGCCGGTGAATGCGCAGGAAGAAAAATAGGCAGTTAGAAACTGATGAGCCTTGATCTATGCCCGAGGCGGTGTAAATAGTTGCGATTAGTCAGTGCTGCCATGAACTTGGGACATTACTTACCTGGTTGTTAAGGTGCATCGATGTGCTTTTCGCGGACTAGCTCAAGCAACCGGACGCACTAAAAAGGCTATACCTGCTCCAATGCACCGAACGACACTGGACTGCAACGGCCGTCTCGGTCCGGGCACGGTGTGTTAGGTGAAACCGATGAGCCGCTATCGAACCCGCTGAGACTCAGTCTATCCCCGCCGGATCCACAATCGGCACGCTTAGATCGTAGACATTGAGCATCGAAGCATCGCGATGGCCGCTCGCTTCCTGTTTGTCAGCCCGGTTGCCCAAGGTGTCGGTGATACCCCTGCGTTTAAAGTCGTGAAGACCAAAGCGTTGATCGGCCGTCATGATGCCCTTATCGATGGCCTGTTTCACCAGCCGCTGCCAGGCGGTGTCTAAACTCGACTTCTGCAGCGCGCCGCCGTGGGCGGCCACGATGATTCTGCGCTGCTCGGGTAGGGCCGGAACCGGCATTTTTCTCTTGGCCCATATCGTGGCACGCACTTGCTTCGCAGCTTCCCATGCCGCTCGTAGGCGGGGTGTCCAGCGCACGATGTTGTCGCGGCTACCCTTGCGGCGGTTGGTGAGCACGCCTTCAGGTGTCTCGTTTGCATCTGTGAGAGTGACCGTCTCGATACCGCGCAGGCGACAGAGGTAACTGATCTCCATGACGTACCAAAGGTAAGGCGAGCAGGCACCTTTTTCTCCTCGCGTAAGCTTTCCCTGCTGCTTAGCTAACTGAATCAGATCGACCATAACGGTCGGCTCTGGGAGCCTGCGCTGTTTACGTTCCTTGGGCGCCTCAATACCTTGGGCGGGATTTGTTTCTATAAAGCCGCGATTGCGGCCCCATTGCATGAGAAGCCGTAGATAACGAAGCGCATGCGCCGCTTTCGATGGTTTACCTTCCTCGGCGATTCGGTCTATCAGGCGCTGGACTAGCGATGGAGTGAATTTGCGAACAGCTAGCTCGCCTAGCGGTTTGCCTAGCTTGGTCGGTATGGCGATCAGAACATCGCGTGAGTAGCAGTAGCTCACCTGTGTTTTCTTGGCCAGGCTTCTGAATTTTTGGCTCTGATGATACTGCTCGGCGAGATAGGCCAAACTGTCTCGGTCTACACCCGATCGTTCCTCCATCAGGCGATGCAGTTCAGATAGAGTTGTCCTTGGGCCAGCCAAATTCTTGCGGCGCTGTTTACCACCTTCATCTTGATACAGGGTGTACCAAACACCTGTACCGCGTGCGTCGTAGTAGACGCCCCGTGGTAGGGAGCCCTGGTCAATGTGCTTTGGTATGTTCGGGTTGGGCTTACGCTGGCGGCCTCTTTTCATCAGAGGATCTCCGCGTCGTACAGCTCTGAGTGGCCAGCGCCTGCGCCACCGGCGTAGTTGATGAGCGTAAGCGTCGTCCATACGCCGTGCCGGCCGTAGAAAAACCTGATTCCCTGCGACTGTAGCGATCGCTCTATGTCGGAGCGCCGCTCGTAGCCCGTGAGCGCCCTTAAGGATTCAAAGCTAACGAGGCCCGGCTGCAGCGACTGGGGGCTATTAAGTTTAGCTGTCGGCATGGCGTGTCTCCTGTTCAGTTGCCGACACCCATTTAATGTCACTGAGTTCTGCTTTTTTGGCGTTATCTGACCACTTCGTTGTAGGTTTCGAAGATTTAAGGCTGTTGGCATCAACATGTCGGTAGAGGGTTGTGCGTGAAACCCCATAACGGGCAGCGACATCCACAACCCGAATATCCGGGTCGCGCAGCAGGGCTCGAATTTCCCGTATCTGCTGTAGACTCAAAGACGGTCGGCGGCCTCCTTTGCGCCCCCGCGCTCGGGCGGCAGCTAGACCCGCCTTGGTGCGCTCACGAATTAAGTTGCGCTCGAACTCGGCTAGAGCGGCAAACATGTGGAAGATCAGCCTGCCAGCGGCACTGCTGGTCTCAATTCTCTCCGTGATGGATTCGAAGCCAACCCCAACGGCGTCCAGCTGGCCAATGATGCGCACGAGGTCTGCCAGTGACCGCCCCAATCTATCGAGCCGCCATACCACGAGAGTATCGGCAGGGCGCAATGCCTTCAGGCAATGAGTAAGTTCCAGACGATGTGATGACCTGCCGCTAACAGTTTCCTCATAGATATCGCTGCACCCAGCCAAGGAAAGAGCATCACGTTGAAGATCGAGGTTTTGGTCGTCGGTCGACACACGGGCGTAACCGATCCGCTTTCCCATACGAATTCCTTGCATAGATATCGGTACGGGAAACTTGACACGGGGAGACGAAAACCCAAGCCCCACAAAGGGCGCTGGTGCGCTGTTACATAAACGACCGTTTTCGAAACGTTCGAATAGTGCTAAGGCGGGTGATAAAAAGCCGAGCAGAAATTCTTAATCTGACAAGAATCCGGTTAGATTCCAGCGCAAAAAACTTTCTGCAAATGTCACCGTGCTCCTAGATCAACCACGGAGCATCGATATGCCAAAGACCTTCCTTACAAACGCTGAGCTCTGCGAAATTCTGCGTTGCAGCCATTCAACCCTCTGGCGTATGCGCCGAGATATCCCTGGGTTTCCGCACCCCTACCGGCTGCGCCGTCGCTTGCTATGGTCGACCGAGCAGGTGGTTAAAGCGATGGCATTCGTTAGCTGATCCACTTCTGGGCGCCGGCTGTTAAAGCATCGCGATGCAGCCGGCGACATCTATTATCGCCCTTTCTCCATGCATGCAATTGGAGTTTGCAGCCCCTCTCACGCTCATGGAACTGGAGATCAGTTTGATGTACCCATCCGCGCCCCTGCTGTGCTTTGGCAATCGATACGAGCAGCTAGCGCGCGGCAAAAAAAAATTGCTTGTCTGGGTAGCTGTTAGCAATGTCGACATCCGCCGCCCTTGCTCGACTTCGAAAGTCTATCTCAGGCCGCAAGCAAGCATCCGAGTCGACTAGCGAGCGATTCGAGTTGCCCACGTGGCCGTCTGATAAGCGAGGCGTACCCAATATTGTGCTGCGGTCAGCGCTGTTCAGCGCGAGCCGAAAAAAACGAATGCTCGATAGAGCCGATATAGCGGCACAGCGCCCTTATGACGTCCGGTATACCGGCCCCGTGCTGACTCAAGCCGACCTGGATGTATGGGTCTCATTGTTGCATCTAAATCGTGGGAAACCCCTTGGTCAGCGGATTCATCTTACTGCCTACATGCTTCTGCAAATACAAGATAAGTCTGATACAGGGCCTAACAGAGCCAATCTCTATAAGTCCCTAACAAAGCTCGAATCGTCAATAGTCGAGATAGGCCCGCCCTACGCTTTTACCGGAGCGCTTGTCGACAGTTTCAGCCGGAATGAGTCATCAAGTGAGTTGGTTTTTTCTTTGAGTCCCAATCTAGCTCCCCTCTTTGGTGGGAGCGAATTCACTCGAGTGGACTGGAATATTCGCAGGTCACTCGCTAACAAACCCCTGTCTCGGTGGCTTCATGGCTATATAGCCAGCCACGCGGCCCCATACCCCATGACTTTCCGAGCTATTCTGCAGATGGCTGGAAGTACTGATCAGTGCGCTGCAAGTGCGGTGCAAAATTTGCATCGAGCGATGCAATCGCTGGCGGTGACATGTGCCAGGCATCAACAGCCCATCAGCTTCTCCATGTGCGAGGGCAAGTTGCATATCCGGAAAACGCCGAGTGGTAGCCAGCGAAGACACCTAGCTAGAAAACCATCGGTTGTTACGGCATAACCCTGCCGTTGCATTGGCTATTTTGTGCCGTTGGATTGGCTACCGATGCCGTTGTGCTGACTGGCTTTCGCCGTTGCTTTGGCTAGGAACACACCGTTGTGATGGCTAGCCGCGCGCAGAAAAAAATGGCTGCGAGCCGCGTCTGTCGACTATTCGTAAGGTTAGTTGCCTGAGGCTAATCGTCTTTTAATGCAGTATTAATCAAAGACGCATGGTTAGCCTTCGTGGCTGCGGCTAGGGTTCCCTGCGCCAACGTGTACTCTTGTTCCACAACTCACAATCGAAGGGGACTGTTGCATGGAAACGACGTCAACCTTGCTACAGGCAATTGGTTTTGTGCTGCTCAGCATATCGGTGGCTGCTGTCGTTGGATTACTAATGGCAAGGCGTTTGGACAAAAAACGCAAGTCATCCTGGCCGCAAGGTGGATACGACTCAATCGCCGAGCGGGGGAAAACTCGCCGGTAGTCGCAGCGGCTCACTTGCACCCGACTTCCCACAGCTGATCTATGGAGGTCGTGTAAGACCGGCTCATCATCTCGCGCCGCATGCGCCATTCAGGCGCCAACTTCACCCTACCAGGGCGCAGGGTGTTGCGCCCCCATTTCGCATTTATCGCGTCGAGCACTCCCATGACCCGCTCGGAGCTTTGCGGCTGTGCGTGGGAAAAAGATCGTCGGTGAATTCGCCTCGCTGGCGCAAATCCAGCAGCAGAACCTCAGCCTTACTGAACGCATAGCCATCCTGGTAGATATGCACCAGGCCCGCTACGGCGGCTTTGGTGATCTGCCTAGTATCATCGGTGGGATAGGGCAGCTCACACACCACCCCATTAGCGAACCTGGGTTCGTCCCGGTTGAACATTCCGGTGCGGATACTGACACGCACCCGCTTGCACACCGAATGCTGCGCAAGCAGTTTTTCACCAGCTCTCGCTGCATAGGTGCCCACCGCTTCGCGAATTGGATCTAGCGCCTGTAGACGCGCTTGCCGAACATGCGAGAGCAGCAGATCTCCTGCTTGAGCGACGTCTCCTCCTCAAGATCCAGACATGGGTCCCCCTTAGCTCGCGTGCCGTTTTTTCCACGACCACCGAGAATTGCTTGCGCAAGGTCCAGGCGTCCGCCTGGGATAGGTCCCATGCGGAACGGATACCCAGGCCCCTCAGGTGCTCGGTCATGCGCCGACCGATACCCCCACACGTCGCCGACGTCAGTTACCCGCAGCACTTTGTCTCGACGCTCCGGATCCAACAGGCTCACCACTCCCCCCGTCTGCCTCTGCCAGCGCTTTGCCGAGTGATTGGCAAGCTTGGCTAGTGTCTTGGTACTGGCGATACCAACCCCGACCGGGATACCCGTGCAGCGCAGCACATCAGCTCGTACTCGCCGACCAAGCGTCTCAGCATCGGACACACCGGTCAGATCGGCGAAAGCCTCATCAATCGTGTACACCTCAAGTTGGGGTAACAGCCCCTCAATGACGGTCATGACCCGCTCGCTCATGTCGCGCGTACAGCACATAGTTGGACGAAAACACAGCTACGCCCTGGCGTTTGAGATCCCGGCGTATTTGGAAATAGGGAGTACCCATTTTGATGCCCAGCGCCTTCGCCTCAGCCGAGCGTGCGATAACGCAGCCATCGTTGTTGGACAGCACAACGATTGGCGTACGACGCAGATCGGGGCGGAATACGCGCTCGCAACTCGTGTAGAACGCGTTGCAGTCGATGAGGGCCAGCGCGCGCTCAATGCCGGCCATGGATTCGAATGCTGAAGGCTACGACGCCCCAGATCTGTAGCTCCTCGCTTTCCAAGATATACCGAGGTGGGAAGGTGCAATTGGCTGATCGCAGGATGACCTACTCGCCTTGCAGATCGAAAATTTTTACCAGCGGCTCGTTATTGAGCGCCGCGATAACGATTTCGCCCCGCTCCGCAGTACGGCTACGGTCGATGATCAGTATGTCCCGGTCGAAAATTCCTAAGTCAATCATGCTCTCACCGGCCGCCCGTGCCAGATAGGTGTGCGGCGCTCGGATGTTCATCAGTTATCCAGAGAAATGCTTCCCTCCAGATGATCCTGGGCAGGACTAGGTAATCCGGCGGGCACGCAAAAGCTAAAGAATGGCAAGGCAATCGTCGACGGTGCGACGAGTCCCAGTAGGTTAACGGGCATGGATACAGACCTCTAAACTGTATGAACATACAGTATTTGGATCCGCGCGGCTGGTCAATCGAGAATGAGGTATTGGCTGCATGCAGAACGAGAACGCGCGGTTCTTTCCGCCGCTCCGTAACCCCACTCCGCTATTCGCTCAGGCACCTCGCGAGCACATCGCTTCCCCCTAGGAACCTCTTGCAACTTCTACGACTCCGCTACGCGACACGGGGTGGGATGCAAAAAAAGCGTTCTTCTAATAGCTGTAAGGAATGGGCCTCCGTTTTTTCGTCACGGAGGAAGTTGTCCGCTATCGCGCAATAGGGAGCGTGGAAGTTTCTGAAAGCCGCGTGCTTCTTGGGTTTCGCAACTTCTACGAAGGCGTGGATGGTCCCCCGACTTCCAGGCAATCGCGCTAGATCACTTCCATGACAAAAAAATAGCCTAGAAGTTGGCTGGAAGTCCCGAAAACCGGGCTTCCTAGAACTTCCACGCCCAAAAATTTCTACCAAGACCTGCCGCAACTTCTCACGTCACCACTTCCACGCCAGAAAATCATGAAGGAAGTTGCCGGAAACCCGCACCGGAAGGGGCTCTCGCAACTTCCACGACGATAGAGAGCGGGTCCTAGCTTTCCCCGGCGGAAAGACGTCAGGAATTAGGTTTCGGCGATTCAAGAAGGCCCGTTTTGGGGCGCGAAGCTGGCGTACTTCACCAATCAGTCAGCCGAAACCGGGCCGCTAGCGGTCCCCGTAGGGGACGTCAGTTTACGAACCAGCGACCGAACCGATAGGTCGCAACGACCGCTCCGATAACGCCGATCCACTGAACGATCGCAGAATCACCCAGATGGGTTGCCACCTCATTGGCGGTACCGATGAGCAGAGTAAACATGATTAGGGTTAGTGGAATGCTCAGCACCTTCATCAGTACGCTGCCACGTAGCGGGCTTGGTTGAACAACTGCGTCCCAGTGTTCTGACAAGCAAAACGGGCAGCAGCTGGAGATTGGCTTACCTCCGCCAATCCGCCATCCCCGACCGCCGGCGACACTACGACTGAAGATCACCCGAGGGACCATCATCCGCTTACAGCGGTAACACAGAACGTGGGACATATCGCTAGCTCCTCAGCACTTTGAGAGGATCGTAGCGATGGCCTTCCTAAACCCAAGCATTGAGTTCGGATTTGGCAGGCTACCGACAACTTTCGTGTGACAGGTTTGAAGCGTGGGAGTGAAAATTTGAGCCGGCGCAGGAGGCAGTGTTGGCGACGCCACATTGCAGCAATGCGCTAGGTCTGCAGCTTGAGATTTTTACGTCCGATTTTACGTCAGACAGAAAAAACAAAGGCCTGCATCGCTGCAAGCCTTTGATTTATATGGTGCCGGCACCAGGAGTCGAACCCGGGACCTACTGATTACAAGTCCGCGCTTCGCTCCAGGATCGACAAGGAAAAGACGCCATACCTCGTGTTTTCAAGGATATATAGCAATATGCGTTGGCCATTTTGCTATCAGGTGTGGACGTTATGTGGACGCGCGATGTGTCGGCGCTTTTCATGCAACTACAAAACCTTTCATAGCGTGCAATCAAGGCCAACCCGCTGAGGCCCGCGTGGCCGCTGGGCTGCGCCTGTCCTTTCACCACCCACTCCGTTTGCATTAAAAACACACGCAAAGCCCGTCGGCGGGAGGGGGATAAGTGCGTTTTGGGGCTGCGGTTTGTAGCGGCTGCTATTTTTTTCCGATAGCAATTGCTTGCTCAAAAATGAGTAATAGGCTTATAGTTCGACTACGCCAATGACGTACCCAAGGACGGACATGATCTTCATCGAAACGCCGATCTTCACCGAAGACGTGAAGGAGCTTTTAAGCGATGAGGAGTACGGTGAGTTTCAGCAGTACCTTGCCGACAACCCGGATGCTGGTGATGTCATTACCGAAACCGGTGGCATGCGGAAAATTCGATGGGGCGCGAACGGCAAGGGTAAGAGTGGTGGTGTGCGGGTTATCTACTATCACGTAGCCGCTGCGTACCAGATACGCCTTGTACTGATCTACCGGAAAGGCATTACAGACAATCTGACCCAAGCTCAAAAGAAATGGCTCAGAAACGTTACGAAAGGGTGGTAATGATGGACAAAGATCTCTTCAGTCGTCTCGCTGAAAGCATGACCCAGATGGACGAGATTGTACGTGGCGAGCGTCAACCGTCCCGTGAGTTCCATGTCGATGCTGCTCAGGTTAAAAACATCCGCAAGGCTACAGGCCTTGCTCAATCGGCTTTCGCTGAGACAATCGGGGTAGCACTTGGCACTCTGCGGAACTGGGAGCAGGGACGGCGTGATCCAGAGGGGCCGGCTAAAGCCCTACTGCGGGCAATTCATAACGACCCGGCGAATGTGATCGCCGCACTGAGACATTAAGAAGAGGGCGCCGATCGGCGCCCTTTTTTATGCCGTAATCGGCTTCAGCTGTCCCGCTAGCGCCTTCGCCGTCCCAGCCTTCGCCGTAAACCCACTCGCATCGCCCGGGCTCGGCGTCGGCCCGGGCTGGTGGGTGTGCCCGGCCAGCTGGGTGTTCATCGTTTCCACCAGGTCGAGCAAATCACACACCACCTGGAGCAGGTTCACGTTGGCAGAGCCCAGCCACGTCTTCGGCGCGATGCTGCGGCGAATGCCCTGGATGCGCTCCTGCATATCGCCGCCGATCGTGGCGTTGTGCTTCTGGCCCACCACCAGGTTGAGGTCGCGGCCGGTGGCCTGGTGCAAGTCGTCCACCGCGGCGAGGCTGGCGGATCCGCCGGATAGCAGCTTGAGCGCGCCCAGTGCCTCGACTTTCTTGATGCCACCCACCGATTCGGTGGAGTGGTCGTCCACCTCCACCGTGTGGTTCTGGTAGCGCTCGGTGTTGTCCAGGGCTTCCACCCGGCGCTCGACCGCCTTGTCCTCGATCTTCCCGTCCGTCTGGCGCAGCCAGTTGCCGTCGGCGTCCACGCGCTGCTGGCAGGCCTCGCTGTGCTGCCACACCTGGTCGCCCTTCGGCACGCGCGGCAGGCTCAGCCCGTGCGGCAGCACGGTCTGGATGAATGGCTTGTGGGGCAGGCCATAGGCGAAGCACACCACCACCACCGTGCCTTCCTCTGCGAAGCCGAAGAAGCCCGCCTCCTGCCCACCGTTCGGCGCCGGCAGCGGCACGCTGGAAAGAATCGGCAGATCCGGATCGGGCTCGCCGTCCGGCAGCAGCACCTCCACATCCACGGCGAAGCGCGGGCGGAAGTCGTCGCACAGGCCGGGCACCGCCGGCGCATCCGGTACCGCCACCACGCGGCCGAAGCGGGGAAGGTGGTAGCCGCCGGTCAGCTCGGGGAATTGCCGCTCTACGCTGCGGCGGATTGCGTCGTCCATCGGATGGCCATCTTGTTGTCGGCGAGCGTCACGCTGGTGATCCGCTCGCCCTGGTTGATCGTTGCACCAGGGCGCAAGCCGGGCATGGCCGCGATCATGGCGCTCTGGTTGCCCTGGTAGCCGTCGAACAGCTCGACCGGCAATTGCAGCGGTGCTCGAGCACCGAAGAAGCTATCCGCCCAGCTGCCGGCGAACAGCTCGCCGTCGCCCTGCTGCTGCCAGATGAAGTCGGGGATGTTGAACACGCGGGCCAGACTGTCCATCGCCTGGTACCCGGCGGCCAGGCTGTAGAAGAAGGGCGCCTTCACCTTTGCATAGGGCCGCTCGGGCACGCGGAAGCGCAGCCCCGTTTTCTCGCTGATGGCAGCAAGCACCATCGTCATGTCGACATGGCGAAGGTTCATCGGCATGGGGTTCGCCAGGATCGCCGCCAGCTCTCGACACATCAGCACCTGCTGAACACTGTTGGCCGCGGTGCAGCGCTCCACGTAGCCGATGAAGTGGCGCTGCAGCGTTGCCTCGTTGTAACCGATGTCCAGCGTCACCAGCCCCTTCACCGGGGCATCGGCCTGAATGGTGAACGAGGCGCGGCCAGGGCTTTTCAGCTCCAGTCGCACCTCGTCCTTGACCAGCGGGAAAGCGGTGCCGCCGATGGTCAGCACCTTGTGCAGTTTCATGCTCATGAGGAACCGCCCAGGTAGTTGTCCAGCTTCTTCAGCGTCGCTTCGAAGCCGGTGAGTTCCTGTCCTGGTGCAGCTGCTCCATCGCCGGCGGCGGTGGCGGTCGAGCTGACCGCCTGCCCGGGCGCGGACTGGCTGGTGACGGTGCTGGGCTGGCGGCGCTTCTCTACCCGCTCGGGGTTGGAGAGCTTTTCTGCCAGGGTGAACTGCACGCGCCACGCCGCCAGCGTGTCGTCCTCACGCGCGCTCACTCCATCGGAGAACTGCACCTGGCGCACGCCGAAGGCCGTGGCGGTGTCGTTGACGATGCGGTACGTCTTCAGCTGGCCGCCACCCTCGGTGGCCTCTGCCAGGCGCATCAGGTCGCGCAGCTGCTCCCGATCGGCGAAGCGGATCAGCAGCGAGACGGTGAGCGTCTTCGGCTTGAAGCCCTTGTGCGCCGACGCGCTGTTGCTCGTCTGCCCGGACATGTCGTCGCTTTCGATGCGCAGGTTGGCCGTGATCTTCAGGCCTTTGCCCTGCACCTTTTCACCGTCGAGCAGTAGCGTCATAGGCCCACCAGCTCCCGCACAAAGCTCAGCCCGTCCAGCGAGCCCACCAGCAGCAGGCCCGCGCTCAATACCCATTCATGCCCGGGCGCATCGCCCTCGAGCAGCTGCCGGCGCAGCTCGCTGGCATCACCAGGGCCGATCAGCCGGGCGCGCATGCTGGTGTCGGCGCTGCCGTTCGCCAGCAGTGCCTTCAGGTCCGCTAGCTGCTGGTCGCGGCCCTGCTGTTGGCTGGCCTTGCGGCCGGCCAGCGCGGCGAGGTCCGCCATCGGCGAACTGTCGGCGGCGTAACTCTCCAGCATCGCCAGCTGGCCGCCGATCGACTGCTTGGCCGCCTTGGTCACCGTGCAGCGCTCCAGCGGCAGCGCGCCCCAGCGGGGCAGCGGGTCGGCGCTGGGCATTTCCCACTTTTCGGCCTCGAGGCGCGACAGGTGTCGGGCGCGGCGCTCGGTGCGCACCAGGTCCGGTACAGGCAGGAGGGCATT